CCCGTTGATAGTGTTGCTTGCGATGCTATCCATATTTCTTCAATGTTCCTAATGAATGCTGCTTCATCTATAATTAGCAATGATAATGCTTCTGAACGTGCTCCTGTGGTTGCAGATGAAACTGCTTTGATTTGTGAGCCGTTTTTAAATTTCAATGAAAGTTTGTTATCGGCTTCAATATTTCCTTTTAACCAACTAGGTAAATTATCATGCATTACCCGAACTTTTGTTACTAAGTTTTTTGCTACTTCTTGAGTTGTTGCAATAACAAGTACATTGAAATCGTCTTTAAATAACATGCTCCAAAGCGCAAAGCCGGCTGAAAGTGTTGATATACCTAACTGACGAGACTTTAGAATTACATTGTAACGATTATCTCGCAATTCCGTTAATGAATTTTCCTGAAATGGATATAAATTAAATTTAATTTTACCAAGTTTTGGATGCTGAATATAACAATATTGTCGCATAAAAAAAACAGGATCTTTAGCACACATTGTGTACTGTTGTTGTATAATCTGTTTTATATTTTGTGACATATTATTTTAAGATTTCATTGATTAATATTCCAGAGCCCAACGTTGTAAAAATTCCTGCAGCGAACCATAATCCTTTTGATTCATACCATTTTGGTTTAAGATACCGTTCTCTACGAATATATATTTCTACGTTTTCTTGCAACAAAGCAATTTGTTGATCTTTGTAATGTAATTGCAACGAATCCAATTTAATTAAATCTTCGTGTTGTTTTGATAATGTAACATACTTATCGATTATTGCATTGTTAATCGAATCCAATGCATATAATGAATCTAATGTATATGAAATATCAACAATTTCTTGTTGAGTGAAACATGTGTCTGGTTTTGTTTGCGTTAGTGCAAATATCGGAAATAACAGTATAACTAATAAACGTTTCATATTATTTTCTTGATTTACGTCCTCGACGCGTTTTATTTAAAATATTTTGTTTTGCTTCTTCTACAGGTTTTTCTTCTACTTGTAGTTCTTCTTTAGCTGTTTGCAATTCTTCAATTTCTGTTTTAGTTTCTTGAATTTCTTCTTTTATTTCAATTCGCTGTTCTTCGATAGCTTCCGTTTTACCTTGTAGCTGATCAATTTTTTTATTGTTATCGTCAAGTTTTTTATCTAGTTTTGTAACTTTCTTTTTGTTAATTTTATCACTTACAAAAATAGCTGCTATAATTGCTAAAATTACTCCAGCAATAACTGCCCAATATTTTTTAATTGTTTTCATTTGATTCTCCATTTAATCGTTTCATAAAATTGTCTTTGAATTTATCCCATTCTTTTTGTACGGTTTCTTCAAATTCTTCTGGTGTCATTTTTGCCGTCCATGTTTCTGTAATACCATCGCTATTACTTACAAATTTGGCTGATTCCGTATACGTTTGTTTTAAAAGTTCAACATCGCGTTCGGCATCGCGTAACCATGCTAATGCATTTTTGCGTATTTTATCTTGTTCATATTCATCATATTTTCCTGCAGATTTTAATTCATGTTCCATTTCAATTACGCAATCAAAACACATTCCATGAATTGTTCTCATTTGTTGATCTAACGGATGCGTACCAACACACGTGCACGTATCTTTTCTGCAATTTGGAAATGATCGTAATTCGTCTCTAATAGATTGAAATATATCAGAATTTTTTGTTTTTCTTATACGAAAGCCTTCTCGTTGTTCTACAACATATACGTTTCCATTAGAATCAGTTTCTTCCCAAATATCGCCAACTTCATGATGTTCAGCTTGTTTTGATTTTTTTTCTGCATCGGAAAATCCTACAGCTTTTTTAGTTTGAAACTTATGAGTGCCGTCTAACATTTGTTGAACGGCTTTAATATTTTGTAACTTTTTTGACATAACTTGTTTATTTTTATTATTTATTTCCGTTGTCTTTTTTAGTATTACCTTGTTGCAATTTTTTAAGTGCTAAAGATTTTAACATCATGAAAAAGTTTTTAAAGTCTTCTGGTTCTGAATCTTTTAATACGTTGTTAATAACTTTTGAAATTGTTTTAAGTCTTGCAATATTTCCAGTTTCTTTTTCTCGTAAATGATCAACAAATTTTTGAATAGCTAAAGCCTCTTGTGCTGCAGGATCTAATTTAGTTTCAGCACTTTCTGCATCAGCTGGTTTTTCTGCATTGGCATCTGGGGCCGGTGCGTTAGGAGCAGGAGCTGGTGCGGCAGGAGCAGGAGCGGCATCGGGTGCCGGTGGAGCTGCAGGTGGAGCTCCTGGGGCAGGGGTATCACCTGGTTGTGTACCTGTTAAATCAGGTGTGCCTGGTGCTGGTGCATCAGCTGGGGGCGTTTCTTCAGGAGCGTCTGCAGCAGGTGGTTCGGGTTGTTCTCTTAGTACTTTTACAATTTTTCTTCGCACATATTCTCTAACTAAAATTTCTCGTTGTTCTCTAGTTAAATTTTCAATTTTATCTTGCAATACGTCTGCAGTCTCTTTTTCTTCTGTATCTTGTCGTTTCTTAAGCCGTTTTGCAGCCGTTTTTGGATCATATTCGCCATTTTCTAAATCTTTATAAAGACGATCATTATCATTATATGTTGGATATAATTTACCATCATCTTGCATCGTTTTATCTGTTTTACGTAAAACGTTGGTTTGTTTTTCTCCAGTAGATTTAGGATTCAAACCACCTTTTTTATCATCCAATGTATAATCTTTAAGATCTTTTCTATACGTTGGTTTTTTATTTTCTGGTTTTTTATATTTGCTTTTATGTTTTTCAGCCATGATTCTTTCCAATTTTAATATAAATATATCATCGTGCGTATTTCAATACTCCTAGTATCTGATTAACGGGTGCAAATGCCCCGGTTAGCTTGTATGTATTTCCGCCATACGTAAATACAACTCCCTCTGAAGGAACGATTGCATCAAATCCACCGAGTTTCTCAATGCGTTTAAGTTCTAATTCTAATTTTGCAACAGTTGCTGGATTTGGATTGTTTTGTAATTCTCTAATAAGTTCAGCTAATTCTTGTTTAATTGTTTGAACCGTTTTTGAAGGATTTGCTGCTAAGAAATTTTCTGCATTTTTTAATGCCACCGCACCTAATCTTAAAAACAATGTTTCAAATGGTTCCATGTTTTGTTTATAATATTGTTTGAATTCATTTTTGTCAAATTCTTGAACCCAATTTAAAAATTCTGGATTTGTGATTTGTTTTTTAAGTGCCGTAATACTTTGTGACTTATCGAAGAATGCCCAACGGTTTATTAATGCGTTTAAAACATCTTCTGGAACATCATATCCCATTTTATCAGCTTGAGTTTTAATAACGTCTCGCCACCACGCTTTATGATATTCAGCTATTTGATCTGTTTCCTTTAAACCAAATTTAGATCGTAACTGATCAATTTCGTTGAAGAATGCTGCTTGTTGATCTTCGAAATCAGATATTCTACCGATTTTAATTTGTTGCGGAGGAATAAATGAAAATGTTTTTTGCATATGTGCGTTAGCATCTTGTATAATTTGTTGAACCATGGCCCCGCCGGTTAAATCTGTTTCAACTACATTAGCTTGTTCATCATATTCAACTAAATTGTGAAATTGCAAATGTGCTTTATCATATGATATAACATTTTTAGTTGCAGGATAAATAATTTCCATGTTTGCAAATACTCGACCATTTTTAAATATTTGTGCTAATCTATCTGCAGGTATTCGTTGCAATGATTCTGCTAAATCTTCAGCACATGCACTATATGCATCTACCACCGTTTGATATGCTGCACCTGCTTGTGCTCCATTTTTTTCAACAGATTCTCGTTGTTTACGCTGAAAATCGGCAATTAATTCTGCTGGCGTCATTGGATTAATGATAGTACTTTTGTTTCGTGCAAATCCAGGTTGTCCATTTTTCCAAGTAACTTGAATGTTTTGTCCATCTGTTTTTTCAGTTACTGCAGCTTCGATATCTAATCGTCCTTCCAATGCACGACTAACTATTTCTTTCATATCATTAAAAGTTAATCCTCGATCATCCCATGGGTGTGCCATATGGCCTGCTGCACCGCCTTCCATTAATTTTGCGCCGTATACGGTTTTTGGAAACTTATCAAAATCATATACAAATGATTCATCATCTTGTTTATCTAAAAACTTGTTTAATTTATTAATCTTATTTTTATGTCGGCGAGTTTCGGCATTGTTCATTGTAGCAGCAAACATTTCATCAACTTCTTCTTGTAATTGTTTTGCCCACCATTCTTTTGAAAATAATGCTTCTTGTAATCCCGTTGCAATTTGCCAAGCATTTTTTACTAACGCATCTTTAAATTGAGGATATGATGCACGAAATGTTTCATAATTGCGATCTACTATTGCTTTACGTACTATGGTTGCTGATATAGGTGTACCATCTGCATATGTTTCTGGATCTACATCTATACTTAATTCCGTTGCATCAATTTCCATAGGAATTTTTCGACCTTTTTTATCACCAATTGTTGCATATTTATCTACATTAGGAACAAATGCTTTTGCTCTAACATAATCATCTCCTTTTGCGGAAGCTGCCATGGCATAACGACCGGTGGCGTCTGACGGCAATTCAAACAAATATTCATACGCTGCCATTATCGGCGAATTGAATTCAGTAGGTTGGATTCGTATATCTGGATTATCATTAAGCAAATTGAACATTTCAATGCTTTGTTGTCTAGTAATTCCTTCTCTCGGTTGCGGGCCTATTAATAATATTACTTGACCTACTTGTGGAGATTCGGCATAACGTTGTGCTAATGCTAAATGTGCTCCCGTTAATGGTTTAAATCCACCAGGAAATAAAACTGTTATTTTATCCATTATGTTCCGTTTTATATAAATATTATTTAATTGGATTCAATGGCGTTATTGTACTTCCGCCAACACTTCGACTAGTTCGCCAAACAAAATTTTTCATTTTCAATGTTCCGCCAGTTCCTGTTGCGTTTGTATATACAACTAAATAAATTTGCGAATACATTCCTTGGCGATCGGCAAAATCATCGCCGATTGTAACTTCTGTAGTTTGTGCACCAGATTCAGTTGTTGATGATAATACTGCATTTCCGATTGCAAACGGATTTCCTATTGATCCGCCATCTTGAAATGCACCATAATAACTAGATCCTACTGTAGGTCCTAAACTTGCAGTAGCAATATATGCTTGAGCATTACATGTAACGGAAACCGATCCTGTATTTGCAATCTCATAAGTAAATGATACTTGACATCTTGTTTCTCCAGGTAAAATGTAAGTCTGAAAAACCGATGCAGTTTGTGCGTTAGTTGCACCCCCATCAATTGATCCAATGTCAATAACTGATTCGGATTGATCAAAATATACAATTCTACCTACGTTTAATCCGTCAACAAATTCGCTATTTGAATCAAATAATACGTTTCCGCCTTGCACTGCAAGAAATGACGATGCTGTTACATTGCCTTGTGCCGTTAAATGAAATCCGCTTGCAGAAATTTCAACATTGCCATTAGCCCCACTTATAAATGTAGTTGCGGGATTGCCAAAAAAGAAACTATCCGTACGAACATCAATTTCAGACGGCGAAGTTGAATATCTAAAATAGCTTGCAGTGTTTGCATAAAGTTCTAAACCAACGCCGCTGTAAGCGACATTACCTTTTGTAGTCTGACCCGGTAATGCCGATCCGGACCAAAGTAAGAATCCAGGAAAACCGGCATAAAATCCTTCATATCCTAATGATCTAACAAATCCTGAATTTGGATATCCGCTGATTGCAACGCCACTATTTAAGGAGTCTGCTACATATAAAGAACCAGTAAGCATTGAAAAGTTGCCATCTATATATCGATTACCGCCTTCCCAATCTAGATTATACACATAAGATATTTGTTTGCTTTTGACTCCGGCTACATTGTAATATTCAACTTTAAATGAAATTTGATTGTCAATTTTATGCGTAGTTTGGATTGGTGTTTTTAATCTCGTATAATCTGGCGTATACCCTGCATCATTATCAGTGACAACATGAATATCAGAAACTTGCCATTCGCCTGTTTCTACTACAAGTAATAAAACGCCAGTTCCAGTATAATCTGCTATAAAACTAAATGTTTGATCATCAAATCTTTGAGCGTCGCCAATCGCGGTTATTTCTCCAATACGTTTTCCAAATTTAGTGGGAAATTCTTGATTGAAATAATCGGTTGGGTCTTGATAAAAACTGCTACCTGATAGATAGATTGCTAGTTTCGGTTGTAAGTTGTTGCTCGTAACAGATCTGGTTCCAATTGCATCTAATGTAATTTTATAAAATGCATCTTGTTTAAATACCCCATTGAATGAACTACTAATTTGAGCTACTTGTACTGAACTACTATTTGCAATATTAATTGAACTAGATATCAACATTGCATTACTCATTGATGCCGTAGTGAATTGCAATGTAGTTGGAGTTATTTCTATTCCATTTTGGAATGTATGTGCTTGCCAATATGTATCAATAATACTTTGTGACGTAAATATACCTATAGATTGATCTGGAAATAAAGATGCGGTATTTGAAATGAATATTTCTGTTTCTTCCAATTCGACGTCATTAACTAAGTCCCAAGTTCCTACAGTACCGTTATTATTAGTAAATACTTTGATTCTAGAAACATCGCCAGTTGCTGGTTCTAATCCTGTTATTTGTATTAATGCAAATGATTGAGAATTTTCAGTTGGAACATATGTAGGCGATGCTTCATAATTTAAAGAAAATGTCGAATTATCAAACTGCGTATATGTATGTGGAAATACGCTTTGACTGCTATAAACTGTATAATTACTATCTAATAAAGCCGATGTTGGAGATAATATCTTTTTTATTGTAGATATATATGGCGTTGTAGATATTGTATAATTAGGAGTAGGCGTAGGATTTTGCGGAGCAGATACTGTAATCGTACCGGTTGACATATCCCCAATAAATTCTCCACCGGTGATTTCTATTGCCGGTTGATTATTATATTCAAAATATCGTACTTGTCCCGTAGTATATGTTGGAAACTGCGAAGTATTTGGATATGTTCGATCTAATTGTACTCCAATTTGTTCTGACACCGTAACTGCGGGCAATGTCTCAAAAATTATTTCCGAATCGTTTGATATATTAGGGTTTACTGGTATTGTGCGAGTCCATTTTACATTAGCACGACCTTGCCATTCTGCGGGAGCAGGTTGACCATTTATAACTGCAGCTTCTGCAATCAAAGTTATAGTACAATCACCCGGAGATGTATCTTCGTAAATATAAATTGCAATAACTCGACTTTTGTCTTCATCTAAGAAATTTACTACTTCAGTATAAATTGGATTGCCATTATAATCTAAAACTTCTAAATTTAATACCCCGCCTACCTTTAAATTAGTAGGATTTCCTCGAAGTTTGAATAGATTTTTTCCTGCAGTTAATCGTAATGGAAATTCCGATATTTGAAAATAGTCTGGAGATGTAGCAGATGTGTCTGTAAAATAAACATCAATAAATTCTAAACCTTTATAAACTGTTTCTTTACGTTTCATGAATTTGATACTTTATTATAAATATCAAACATGATTAATCTTGCTGAATCCATTTTGTTTGTTTACTTCAATTAAATTATCAACCATATCCCGCATAGAATCGACGTGTGAAATAATAATTGAAAAATCAAATTTAGTTCTAAAATAATCAAATAAGTTTACTACCGAAGAAATATGTTCTGCATCTAATGACCCCCAACCCTCATCTATTGCAATAAAGTTAGGACGAGGTAATGCTGAAACATTGATAAGTGCAATGCGTATTGCTAATGATGAAATAAATCTTTCCATTCCAGACGTTAATTCTAATGGCCAATAATTATCTTCATCGTAGATAATATATCCGTTAATATTTTTGCCATCAGTATTTAATACCATGTTAAATTCAACAATTTGATTTAAAACGTTATTGATTTCAGATTCAATTTTAGGAATAGCTTTTGCAACTAATTCATATGGAATACCATTTCGTTTAACTGATTCTAAATAATATTCATATGCTTTGTATTCCGTTTCAAGTTGTCGATAACGTTCTAATTGTTCAATTGCAGTGCCTTTGTTCGTACGGGCAACTTCAATAGCACCAAATAACGATTTAATTTGATCTTGAATTATTTTGATTTGTTGTGAACATGATACAATTTGCGTCTTACATTCTTCAATTGATTGATCTATTTGTTGATTATGTGTAATTGCCGTTTCATTTTTACGAAATGATTCTTGTCGTTCAATAACTGTTTCTAATTCAGATTCTCGAGTTTGCAAATCACTTTCTAAAATTTGTAACTGCAATTCATTGCGTTCCAATGTAATTTTTTTAGTAGCAATATTAGATTTCAATTTATTGTATTGATCTGCAATTTCAAATATAGGTTTTAATACATCTAATTGTGAATTTAATTCTGCCAATTCTTGTTGCGTTTCTTTTAATAACGCTCTATCCGAATCAATTGTATTCTGGGCTTCGATTGCGTTTTGCACGAAAACGTTAGATGTACAGTATTTGCAGTTTGGATCATATTCATGAGATTCGAGATGTTTAATTTTTTCTTGTTTGGCATTTACTTTCTCCTGTTGTTGTCTAAATTTTTGTAAGCAGGTATTAGCTGTTTGTTCTATTTTTTGATATTGAGATGTTTGCGTTTTGATTGCAGCTGTATCAATTTGCAATAATTCTGATTCTAATGTTTCAACGGTTTCAGATAGTGTTTCTAATGCTTGTTCTGCCGTTTCAATTTCTGTTTGAATTGATTCAATTTTACTAATTAACGTTTGTTCTTGTGATTGCAATTCTGCAATATTTGGCCCATCGTAAGTTGTTGGTAGTTTTGTTTCAATTAATTGTAATATTTGTTCTTGAAATTCATTTCGAAGATCTTGTTGTTGATCTTCAAGTTGTTCTAATGATATAATAGTATCTTGATTTTCCGTAATAACTGCATCTGCTTGAATGATAATTTCAGCAAAATCTGTTTTCTTATAATCTTTTAATCGACCTGCAGTTTCTTTGATTTCATCTGCTGCAAGCTGATAAAGTTGTTCAAACACCGTAATATCTAAAAATTGTGATAGAAGATCTTTGCGTTCTTTTTGTGACTTTTCAATAAAATTGTTGTTGTCAGCTTGAAGTGAAAATGCAGTTAAAATAAAATCATCATATGTGCCTAAATATCGACGAATGTTTTTATTTGTTTCACTGCGTTCTTCGCCATTTAAATTTTCTGAATCGGTATAAAATTCTACATCAACTTTAACGTGCGTTTCTTTCTTTTTGTTTTGAGTACCTTTACGTTCAATGGTATATGTTATGCCATTCATTTCAAAACGAAATACACCTCGGAACCAATCTTTCTTGTTATTTAATACTTCATTTGCTTTGCTCGTTTTGCTACATTTATCAAATATAGTATATGTAATTGCATCAAGCAAACTTGATTTTCCAGATGTGTTTGCAGCAAATAATCCGCAGACATCAGACAAGTTTTCAAAATTTAAAACATTGCCTTCGCCATATGAAAACATGTTATCAAATTCAAACGATATAGGATGCCAGGTAGTATGGCGTATTGATTCTACTGCAGGCAATTTTGAATTTATTGTGCGATTAATGTGTCGAATGGCATCAATTTCATTAGGAGTAGCCTGTGGAAAATTCGTATCAATATATTCTGTTAATAATACATTTTGATATTCAACATCTCGAACATTTCCGATTGCTAAACTAGAAGAAGTATTAGTTGCAGTTGAACCTATAGTTCTTTGAATTGTAATGTCTTCTACTTGATATTTTTTGCGAATCGTTGCAATTAGCCGTTTCATATCTGCTGCACTCGTTTCATTAAATTTAATACGAATACGCGGACGTTTTGGCATACGATGTGGAGAAGATATGATTGCAGAGCCTTGAGTTTCTATAGTCACATAACCATAATCATTTTCAATTTGCACAAATTCCGCACTTCGTTGTTCTACATCCCAAACTAATATACCATGGTCCAATGCTTCGCCATGATTTTGTTGAATAAGAGAACCAGGATATGCAACGGTTTGAGCTGCATCTAGAAATTGTGCCGGTTTGTGAATATCTCCTAGCAACGTAATGTCGTGCCCTTCAAACAAATCAACACCTACATGTTCATTAGATATTTGATATCCAATATCTGTTTTAGCAGTATTTACTGCACCATGGTGTAATGCAATTTTGTATGAAGCTGTGAAATCTTTTGCACGAACGTAATCAGCAGGAGTTTTATCAACTGCCATATGATTCCAAGTAATGCCACCTAATTCAAACAATCCATTGTCTTTAACAAAATGAATATGTTTATTTTGAATTACATCTAGTACTGGACTTACTGCATCGATGCGATGCATATTGTTTAAGTTCATGTCATGGTTACCTAAAATAACAATTGTAGGTAATTCAAATCCATTAAAGAAATCAACTAGCATTTGAACTAGTTCCGGAGACATATCTAATTTACTATGCACAATATCTCCAGTAACTACTGCAATGCTTCGTTCTGTTTTAGTTTGATTAATATATTCAAACATGTTTTTAAATACTTCTCGATATTCTCGATGCCGTTTCAATGTTCGAATATGTACGTCTGAAATATGATAAATTTTATCAATCTTATCAATTCCCGTTTCAATTTTTTTTATGCCCATAACATGTCCATTTTGAGTGCCATGATGCGCTCAAATGTTAATATATCAGTATCGTTAATAATTTCTGTAATATGTTCAAAACCTAATTCCGATGCATCTGCATCTTGTAGTTTGATAAAATAAACATTTAAACCTTCTGCCATAAATCGTTCTGCAATTTGCACTGCATTTTTAAGTGCGTCAGCATCCAAGCAAATATAGATATCTCTAACTCGTTTTTCAATGATTTTCTTTTGTAAAGCTGGTTGAATGATTTTTCCAAACAATGGAATTGCATTGCGTTTAATTGCAATTGCATCAAATGCGCCTTCGCAAAGTATAATCGGTTGTGACCAATTTATAGTTAAATCAAATCCAATGATATCTTTCGATATTTTTGGATTTTTATGTTTTTGTTTATCTGCCTTATAAAATGCTCTAGAAACAAAATAATTCAATTGTCCTGCTTCATCATAACTAGGAATAATTATCTTTCCGGAATATTCTCCTCGTTCACAATATCCAATGCGATACTTTAAAATATCTAGCATACCAACACCACGTTGAGCTAAATAATGAATTGCATTGCGATAATCCGGCGTACTTTTTTTATTCCATAACGGAATATAATTTTCCGGCAATGCCAATGCAGTTACGGTTTTTGTTTCCGTATTAATACGATATCTAGAAGATTCAATTATTTTTGAAAGTTGTTCAAACCATTCTTTCGACAAGCCCATTTGCTTGAATAAACTAGAAATAGTTCGTCCTTTTTTATCAGATATCCAACAATGCCATGGATTTTCTCCGGCATGATTTGTGTTGATATCAATTTCTAATTTTGGTTTGTAATGTGAAGTGAATGGCGAAAAGAATGCAATGTTATTTCCAGAAGTAGATTTCCCTTTACCTAGAACCGATTCTAATAATTGTAACAGTTTAAGATTCTTCACAATTATAATATAATAAAAAACTGTAAGTAATCCAATTAATAATTAATATAATAATATAATGTTAAGCACATACATTTCATTACTGGCTTAACGATCGAATCAATAAATTCTTCAATCTATTAATTAAATAACTTTCATTAATCTTCATGAATATATTAAAAATAATTCACAAAACAAACCTTACTTAAAAAAACGTTTCGGGTCTGCCGTTTCTTCGCCTGGTTTTACGCATTCGGCAAACCATTCTGCAGGTATATCTTTTTTTGCAACATGCATAATACCTAGCTTGCGTGCAAACGTTTCATACGTAGTTGGGGATGTTTTTGACAATTTTTGATTAGGATTCTGAAACACCATACGTATGTCGATTCCAGGATTTGATTGCAATACATGTTTCATCTTAGTGCGATCTGCAGTAGTCCAACGTCCTTTTGTTTCTATGTACATGGTACCGCCGTTGCGTTTTGTAAACACAAAATCGGGAGTATATTTTGCTTTACGTTCTGGTACCACGTAATTTAACGTTTCAGTTTCATAACGCAATTCATATTCTGTTTGTTTGATTTGTTCTGATATGGTTAATTCTAATCCAGATTTATAACCATGTTTGAGTGCATTTGCTCGTTTAGAGTTTCCGGAACTATGAAAATGATTTCGTCTCATTATATAACTTTTTATACAGATTAATTATTTAGATTTCGTTTAACGTTCAGGTAAATTTTTACGTTTGCCGCCTGGAGTTCCCCATATTGTATTTTCATATGCAAAAGCAATACGATCATATACTTGCTTTGCAGAATATGTTAAATTTAGTTTTGGAGTAACACCATCAATGAATGCAAATTTAGGATTATACAATTGACTTAATAATCGTCTAACTCCTTTTGCTTCTTCTGTTGAATTATCTAGTCCTAACCGTTCGCCGTTTCGATACAATAGGCCCGTTAAACTTTGATAATCTAAATAATATGGCTGAATTCCTTGCAAGTATTCTATAGTAGTGCCAGTCGAACCATTTCTTGTAATAAAATATTTAACTTGTTTTGGATATTTTTTTGTTAGATAACGAAGATTTCCATATAGTAAACGTATAATCATATCCGTATATGCTGCACTATTTTTGTCTTTACTATTTGGAATTAAGTATTTTTTAATAATACGATATACCGCCTCTTCGTCGATACCAGTAATATTATTGCGTTTTACGGAATTTATTGCTTCAATAAATTTTATTGAGTTAGATATTAACTTCCATTGGTATGTAGCTTGCGGAGTTAGCTTTTTGCTACGTTCAATACTTTTTCCTTTATCTTTTTTAGGTTCCGAATCTTTTTTAGTATCGTCTTTTTTAGGTGTTGTATTTGTATCTTTTTTAGTATCATCTTTTTTAACTACAACAACCGGGTTAGGATTATCAGTTGTAGCAATTTGTTTGATAACATCCTGATTCGCTGGCACAAGTTGTTCGTATAACTTATTATATATGTTAGAATTTTTAATTCTAGATTCGTTAGTTCCTGTTTTTATTGCATTGGTAGATATACCAAATAATGCAGTTGTTAAATCATGTGACCAATTAGTTACAGGCGTTTTACCTGTATATACATTCAAATCGTTTAATAAAGCTTTAGATCGCGTACCCCAAGTTCCATACTGCGAAATAGGAGCTTTAAGGAAATTTTTAACTGATAACCATTCTTGTACATCTGCATAATCAGACAATACAATTCTTAAAAACTGCTGAAATTCATATACTGTTTTAGAATCCCACGTTGATGGATCTTCAGATTTTTCTAAAAAATAATTTTTAGTAAATTTAGTTTTTACTGCAGTTGAATCATTTCTAGAATTATATGGTATAAATTCTATATATTTGTCTTTAGGTTTCGTTTCTAATTCGCAAGTTGCAATGCGAGTTTTTAAATCAGCTGGAGTTGCAAAAACATATGATGCATTCGGTGTTTCAGTTGGATCTAGTTTATTAATATTAGCTTGATATAATTGTTCAGCTTTTGCAATAGACGCAGAATCCCATTTGCCCGTTATAGCACCTAAACCTTGTTCTTTTTGAAATTGTTCGCAAGCTGCACGTAATTCGCATCCAAATTTGTTTGAATTTTTTACTGAAGCTAGATTGTCTAATTGCGAACTAGCTGTTGTATCTGAATAAAAATATCTAAATAATTTTAAAACTGAAGAATTACTATCTCCGAATTCTAATTCCGAACGCGGTACTGATGTTACGCCACTAATCTGGTCTGGTTTATCGATGCGATCACCAGTTTTTACAGTATATTTCCATTCCGTATCTTTTATTTTTGCTCGATCAAATAACATTGCACCTTTACCAATCGTACCAATATATCCCGTAGTAGATGCAGTAATAGGTTTAGCTATTAAACTTCTGCTAATATAAAATGCAGGAAATCTATATGTTGCAAACAATCGTTCTTCTTTTGGTTTTTTTCTTTTGCCTAATTTAGTATCTTGCATATCTAGAACCCAAACATAATCAGAAGAAGTTTTAGTATTTAATCCACCCCGTATTGTATTAAGAAAAGCAATAGCACGATTTTTTAATTCATCAGAACTTAATTCAAATTTTTTATCATCATCGCGGCCGCCTCTTCTAGAAATAAGAATTGCAGTTCCATCTGCAGTAGTATATGTAATTTGAGCTTGCTGAGTTACACCGAGTATTTCGTCATGTAAATCTTTCATTAATTTTTCTTCTTCAGCATTAAACGGCGAAGCTTCTACAACAATTGTACCACCTTGTTCATGCAAAGCTTTACGTATAAGATGCTCTAATAAAATTCTATGTTTCATTTGTTTCATTTTATATAAATATGTTTACCAATCAATCATTACAAGTTTATTATTCCAAATCATGACATTATCTGTTTTGAAATCTAAATCTAATTCTAAATCCGGAATATCTATTTTTACAAGATCTTGTTGCAGCGCACGTAAAAAATTAACTAGTTGTATATTTGTATCTCGAGCACCATCGGCGTCTAAATAATCAAAAATAGAAACCTCTCCGCCTTGTTCTCGTGCATACGTTTTATAATTTGCAATAAAACGATCAATTACAGACTTTTGTTTTTCAGTTAATTTAGATGCTTTTGCCATTATGTACATGTTATTTCCATCTACATAATATACAGGAATAAACGTTGTATATCTGTTATAATTATCAATCAATTGTTCCGCAACCCGATATTCTTCGGTTTCGGTAGTTATTTTAAATAATTTATCTTCATTTTCAATTTCATATACACGACCATTATCCCCTTGACCGAACAAAGAAAATTGTTTGTTTTTAATTTTTTGCAAGATTCTATTTAAATCTTTGCTATCCATTTCTACCAATAACCTACGTAAACGTATCATTATACACCCTTAAATGAAATATTTTTATCTAAATCCAAACGTATCAAGAAATTCATATCGATATCACTGCGTTTTTTTATAGGTTGTGCTAATTTTCCAATAGCCAATAATTGTCCAGCATCATCATATAATCCAATCGTTGTAACATACGGTGCAAAAGTACTACCACTTACAAATGGAAAATATGTTGAATCATCATCTTGTGTCAATGTTAAATTAGTAGACATATTGAAATCACCAGCATCGACTTTTGCTATAGTAGAAAATTCATGAATTGTTACTGTGCTTCGATATGATGCAGTAAATGGAGATGCAATTAAATTGTTATACCGATAATCTGCAGATGATACTACAATAATACCTTGCTTATCAAATACATTGCCAACATTTGCAGTTTGTAACATCGTTCCCCCCTCACTACGGTCTGTTAAAGAACTTATGTTGGCGTTTGTTAATGACTTATTAAAGATTCTAACTTCATCAATAACACCGTTAAGATTTGAGCTATTGGTGCTAAAACCGCCTATATATACGTCTGATGTGTTATCTATACGCGCAGATGCAGTAAATGGAGAAAATGTATTAACTAATAAATTGTTTGATGCTGATGAATGCAATGTGCCATTGATATATAACTGCATGTTACTGCCAGATTTTTGACATACTACATGAGTCCATGATGCTGAAACAGCAATCGATGATGTAATCTGAGAATAAAATGTAGTACTGCCCGCAATTGTATATACAATTTGTTTGTTTGAATTTAATTCAATTTTAAATGGATATGATGCTTGCAAACTGCTAGAAGCTTTTGCTATTATTAATTCGTTATTAGCTCCAATTGCTGAACTAGTTATAAAAAACGATATAGCATAATCATGATCTCGATCATAATATCCGTCAATTGATTTTTTAATATAACCAGAGCCAGCAAATAATGCCGCATATCCAATTGGCAATTGCGAACCATTTGATGTCGGAATGCCTTGTACATATGTTACATTTGCACTTTCATATGTAACTCGGCTTGTATCAAAATACTCATTAA